TGGAATTAGAGGTGCTAGATGGTACTAGCAGAATTGTCGCTTGCCATAGCAGCGGTCAAAGGGGTAGGAGAACTTATAGACTCAGCTAAAAGTGTAGCAGAAGTTGCTTCTAGTTTAGATTCTGCTCTTAATTTAAGTGATAGAGCTAAGAAAAAAGAAACAGCAAAGCCAAAAGGTAAAACAGAGACAAGAATTAATAAGCATTTAGAACAATTTGAAGACAATACAGATGGAGAATCTACTAACTTAGGTGCAATCGTACAAGAAGTGACAGATGCTAAAGCTCTTAATAATGAGTTATGGCGACTTGGAGTTAGGTTAGATGTTAAATGGGGTGAAGGAACGTGGGATAAGATTTTAGAGATACGAAGAAAACGAATAGAAAAACAAGAACAACTTAAATACGAAAGACAGAATCAAATACGAGAAACAAAAAAAGCTAGGAAATTATTTTATATAGAAATAAGTAAAGGAGTATTATTAGTTATAGCTGTATCTGGTTTTCTATACTGGTTATTACAATATTATTAAGGTATTGAAGATATGGAATTAACAAGCGCACACGCAATGCAAGGTTTAATGCTAGTAGCAACTATAGCTGGGGGTATGCTGTAGTTAAAAATCAACTAGCTAGGGTAATTCAAGACTTAAAAAAAGTTAATGATGAATTGGAATCAATAAACAAAAGATTAGATATAGCGGAAAGTTCAACGGCTGTATTTCAACATCAAATTACAATATTGGGTCATATCCTTTCCCCTGCTGCTTTAGAAAAGTCTCATAGAGAAATAGCTGATTTAATGGCTAGAGTTAAAGTAGCTGAAAGTAGAATAGATAGAAATGCTGCAATGCACAATGGAAAACATCCACACATAAAGGAATAGAGATGCCGGAGTTTGGTTCAAAAAGTAAGGAAAGATTACAGTCTTGTGACCCTCAAATACAAAAGGTTCTTGAGGAAGCTATAAAACACTATGATTTTTCCGTATTAGAAGGACATAGAACTGAGGAAAAACAACAAGAGTATTTTGAATCAGGGGCTAGTAAAGTCCAATTCCCTAATTCAAAACATAATGTTGCTCCATCTTTGGCAGTGGATGTGGTTCCCTATCCTATTGATTGGGATAATATTCATCGTTTTAAAGAATTGTCAGAGGTTATTAAGGAAGCTTGTAAAACTGTTGAAGTAGATAATCTTCATTGGGGATTTGATCTATGGCAATGGGATATGCCTCATTGGGAGATTAGAACATGACTGTTGAACGTGCAGGGGAAAAATTTTCCGGTTATAACAAACCTAAAAATTCTCGTAAGGGTGGTAAAAAATTTGCTGTTCTTGCTAAACAAGGAGATAAAATTAAGTTGATTCGATTTGGTGATGCTAATATGTCAATCAAAAAAGATCAACCTAAACGTAGAAAAAGTTTTAGAGCTAGACATAAATGTGACACAAGCCCTCCTAGTAAACTTTCTGCTAGATATTGGAGTTGTAAAAAATGGTAGTGCATTATGGCTAAACTATGTGCAAAAGGTAAGGCTGCTGCTAAACGTAAATTTAAAGTATATCCATCAGCGTATGCTAATATGTATGCTTCTGGGGTTTGTAGCGGTAGAATTAAACCTAATAAAAAGAAAAAGAAAAAACGATAAACTAGGAGTTATACTAATGGTAAAAACTAAAGCTTTAACTAAACGACAAGTAGATACTTTAAAAAGACATGGAAAACATCATAGTAAAAAACACATGACTGAAATGAAATCTGCTATGAAAAAAGGTAAAACATTTACACAAGCTCATAAAGTTGCTATGAAAAAAGTAGGTAAGTAAATTGATTCCGTTTTTAGGACCAGTTGTAGAAGGTATCTTTGGTATTGGTAAACAGTACCTTAGCAATAAAGCTGAAAAGTCTAAAGCAAAACATGATCAAGAACTAGCTGTTATCCGTGGAGATCAAAACTGGGATGAGATACAAGCTCGTAACAGTGGTGATAGCTGGAAAGACGAATACCTTACTGTTATTATAACGGCTCCTTTTATAGCTATGTTTTTAGCTGCTGTTTTAGATAAAAGAGAAATGGTGGAAAGAATTGGAGAAGCTTTTATTATTCTTCAGAGTGAAGTACCAGAGCAGTATTGGACATTACTCATAATTGCCTTTAGTGCATCTTTTGGCATCAAAGGAGTTATTAAGGGTACTAAAACATTTATTGATGGGAAGAAGAAATAATGTCATTTCGTACAACACTTAATAAAGTCTTAGTGAGACTTAGGGAAGATACTATTAGTTCCGATTGGTCCGGTGTTATTAATGATTCTACAGCAGTTGATGATTATCAAAAACTTATAGGTGAATTTGTTAATGAAGCTAAAACAGTTGTAGAGGACGCATGGAACTGGGGAGCATTACGGACAGTTATAAGTTTTAATACATCTGCATCAACTTCTCAATATACTTTAACAGGATTAACAAATAGAGGAAGAGTATTACAAGTTATTGACTCAACTAACAATGCTGTTTTACCTCAAACTTCTGATGCGTATTTTTATCAAGTAACACACACAGGATCAACAGCTAATGGAGTTCCTAGTTACTATCGTTTAAATAATAATACAATAGACTTTTGGCCTGTACCGGGAGGAACATATGCTATAAAAGTACACGCTGTTGATGCTCCTGATGATTTAACAAACGCTAGTGATACTTTATTAGTTCAGGAACATTTAGTAGTATTAGGAGCTTATTCGTTAGCATTAGCAGAACGTGGTGAAGATGGTGGTACTCCTAGTGACCAAGCAGCTTTAAGATTTAAAACAGCTTTAACAGATGCAATTTCACAGGATTCTGGTAGAACTGTGAATGAAACGACATGGTATGCCAGCTAAAATAACAACTCCAGTTTTACTTAATGATATGGGTAGCGCAGGTCTGAATACTCAGGCTCAAGATTCTACTCTTGGTCCTCAATGGTTAACGGAAGCAGATGGTATTGTTTTTGATTTGCAAGGACGTATGTCTTCTCGTAAAGGAATAAAACAAGTATCTAAAGCTATTACAAGTTCTGTTAAATCTATTGGTGGATATATTAAATCTAATAGAACTAGAGAGTATTATGCTGGTGCTGGAAATGCTATTTATAAAATCGATACTTCTACAACTCCGTATACTTTAACGGCTCAATCTTTTGCTGGTAGCCCCCAAACTATATCAAATGGTAATTGGCAATGGATTAACTTTAATGATGAATTATGGGGAATACAATCAGGACATCAAGTTATTAACTATACTAGTTCAGCTTGGTCTGACATTACAGACTTAGGAACTTACGTTGGTCCTTCAGGAGTAACTACTTTTGATCCCTCATGTGCCTTAGGTGACTTTGGACGTATGTGGTACGGAGGTATTACGGAAGCACCGGGAGTTGTTTATTACTCTGATAACTTAATTGGTGAAAAACTTAATACTGGTGCTGCTGGAGCAATTGATTTAAAGACAGTATGGGGTAATGACGAAGTAGTTGGTCTTGCATCCTTAATGAATAAACTTATAATTTTTGGTAAACAAAACATTGCTGTTTATGAAGGAGCATCTACTCCCGGTTCTATGGCTCTTGATGAACTTATTAAAGGAACAGGATTAGCTGGTAGAGATAATATTGTTTATGTTGGTACAGATATTATTTTTCTTAGTTATGAAGGAGTTATGTCTTTATCACGTTTAGCACAAACAGATGGTAAAGCTCCTTATCAGGAATTATCTGTTCCTGTTAGAAATGATTTAACAAGAATATTATCTTCCGCTACAATAGCGAATATTAAAAGTACATATTATCCGGAGGAAGGTTTAGTTATTATCTTTATGCCGGATGAAAAAAAGTGTTATGTATTTGATTTAAAACTTGTTAAATCTCCACCTAAAGTTACAACATGGGCTTTTACTACTGCTCCCTTATGTGGCCTAGGAACTATTGATGGTAAGTTATTTATGGGAACTACTACTGGAATAGCAGAGTACAGTGGTTATAAGGATGTAGTTATTACAGATACAACTGCTGATTTAGTTCAAGAAGGAGCTTTATGGGGAGCCGCTACTTCTTTATATGGTTCATCAAAGTATGGAGCCTCTGTCTCTGGAGCTTGTAGTATTTCTGGAGGAACATGGGATGGTTCTAAATGTTGGTATCCTACCTCTTCAAATTATAGTTATACATTTCAAACTTCTTGGTTAGATTTAAATAGCCCTACAATTTCAAAGATTATTAAATCAGGATTGTTTACTATTACAGGAGGAAGAGGAGCAGCTTCTACTGTATCTGTATTTAAAGATTTTTCTATAGGTTCTCCTTACTCTAAAACTTTTAATTTAGCGCAAGAAGGAGCAATATCTTTATGGGGAGATGTTACTACTCTTTATGGTTCAGCAAAATATGGAGCCTCTGAAGGTCCTAATGAATACAAAATAGCTTTAGGTAGAACAGGTAAAGTTATTAAACTAAAGATGGTTACAGAGGTTAATGGTAACTATTCAAGTCTTAACAATACAACACTATTAACCAAACAAGGTAAAATTAGGTAAAGGAAAAGATTATGGCGTTTAAATGGACAGATTTAATAGCTCCTGTTATTGGTAGTGGTTTAGGATTACTTGGTTCAAAAATGGAATCAGACGCTAATCAAGAAGCTGCTACAGTAAGGGCAGATTCATTAGCTAGAAACGCTGATGTTGCTTTACAACAAGCTCAACCTTATGGAGTTGGTGGAGCCGGAGGAACATTTGATACTGATCCGGAAAGCCGAACTGCTTTACTTAGTTTATCTCCAGAACTCCAAAATATTTATCAAGGTGCTTTATCAAGAAGTGGGTTGTTTGGTCAACAAGCTATGAACTTAGCTGGATCTAATCCTTTTGAAGCTGCGGATATGTTTTATAATCAACAACAAGCATTAGTTGCTCCTGAAGAAGCTCAATTAAGATCAGATGCGGAAACCAGATTGTTAGCACAAGGACGTTTAGGAAGCACTGGTGGTCAACGTGCTATGGGTGAATTGGAAAAACAAATATTAGCTTCAAGAGATCAACGTAGACTTGGTTCAATGTCTCAAGCTCAAGGTTTAATTAATGCACTATTAGGAAGAGAGTCTGCTGATATAGGAACTGCTACTGGATTATTAAATATACCATTACAATATGGAGCATTAGGAAGAGGTATTGGTGGTAATTTAGGAACTGCTGCTGCTTATGGGTTATCTGCTAGAACTGCTGGGGCTAACTCTATGTTTGATGCAAATAATAGAAGTTTAACTGGAGCAGGGTTGCAAGCTTTAGGTGGATTATTTTCTAATCCTGTTAGTTCAAGACCCGGTGTAATTAGTCAGCTTGGTCCGGGGTATAACACAGGTTTTAATATTTAATAAGGTAAACTAAATATGGCTACTCCTTTACCTACTTGGGCTTCCTTAGTACCCTTAGAACAAAATGCTACAGGGTTATTAGGATCAAGTGATTTTAATACTGAAATGGTTACTAATGCTGATTGGTTAAATAATTTTTTAGCTAATCGAGGTGCTACTAGTCTTATGACTAATACACCACAACCTATACCAACAAGTGTAAATAACGCTTTTAAATTATTTCAAGGCTCTGCCCCTATAAATACTGGATTATTTCCCGATATAAGTGGTGGAGGTATGCCGGATAATTTTGATAATACTGAACCTTTGAATTCTATAACACCTCCATCAGAATTTGATGAAACAGTGACTAGTCCTCCTGAAAGTTATAGTCTTGCCAAAGGTGCTATGAGTATTAATAATCCTTCCGTACAAGGAAATTTATTAGGGAAAGGTTTAGGTTTAGCAACAGGACTTTCCATGCTTGGTCCTTTAGGTGGATTATTTGGAGGGGCAATAGGAGCATATCAAGATACAGAAGTAGGAAATCAAGCTTTTTCGGAAGCAACAGGTCATGTTGGAACACAATCTTTTTGGAGTAATTTATTTAATACTTTAACATTTGGATTATTTGGTAGTGATGTAGATGAACAACTACAGGAAGATTATGATTCTATAATTGGATTTGATAATCCTTTTGGTTTAGATGATGCTCAACAAGTTGAAGGTCCACAAGATCAACCATTCTCTATGAATGATTTAGTACTTATGCAAACAGAAGCTAAAATCGCAAATGCTTTGGCAACTTGGCCTACTGATTTACCTTCTATTGGAGGTCCAACTGCAAGTCCACCAAGTTCTGTAACTGGAGTTGGCTTTGGTCAAAGCGTAGGAGATAGTCTTGCTACAGGAGAAGGATTTGGTCAACCTACGGATGATACAAGTGGAGATGCTGATGCTGCTGCTGGTGAACCAGATGCAGATGATCCTTTTTAACAATGATTAATAAATTTTATACTCAGGAGATACAGTGATGGCGTTACCACCAAGAGGTTTATTTAGTCCTAACTTAGATATTAATAATTTAATAAGACAGCAACAAAAAGCTGAACTTAGTAAAATGGATAGACTAAAAGACCCCGGTAGATATTATCAAAAACAAATTGGTAATCAAGTTACTAATGCTGTTCGAAGTATAGGACAAGCTTTAGGTGGAGCATCACCGGATAGTGCAGCCGGGATGTTAGGTTCTTATATTCAACAAGACAAAGCATTAGGAGCCGAAGTACAAAGACGAAAAGATAAAGATGAGATACTTGCCATGCTTGATACAGATGGTGATGGGCAAATTACTGAAAAGGAAATTAAATTAGGTTCCGGTGAATTATTAAAACGTGGTTAT